AGCCGGTACTGTTCATTTCTACTGAATTGGAAAAAAAAGAAATTCAAGATATTATTCTTGCACATGTAAGTGGTATTGATCAGGATAGAATTGAAACATGGGATGAAATTACACAAGAAGAAGAGAAAATTCTTGAAGAGTCAACAAAATATATTGAGACATATGAGTATTATGTTGAGTACATGCCTGATTTTACAATTGATCTCATTTCTGAAACAATTGAAAGATATATCTTAAATTACGGTATAGTTGCTTGTTTCTTTGACTATATCAATGATTCCCCTTCATTATATGAGTATTATTATAACAAAACCCACACAAGATTAAGAACTGATCAGATTCTTTTTTTGTTCAGTGCGGCATTGAAATTAGTTTGTAATAAATTTGGCATTTACTTAGGATCAGCAACACAGTTAAATGATACATACAAAGAAGATAATAATAAAGATGCTGGAGCTTTAAAAGGTTCGAAAGCTATTATAGAAAAAGCAGATGGGGGTATTTTAGCACTTCCAGCAACTCATAAAGATTTGAAAAAGCTTAAACCTATTATTGAAAGTGATGGAAGTTTTGGTAAATTAGTTCCAAATATGTCATATTACATATTCAAGAATCGTGGTGGTAAGTGGAAAACGATTATTATTTGGACAAAACTTAACATGGGAACCATGCGAGAAATTGACTGTTTTGTAACGGATTATAATTATGAATTATTAACAGATATTGAACAAACACTCATGGATTTTAAACTTGATGACGTAGGGGATGTTGGAATTATTGAAACAGATGTAGATGTTTCAGGATCAGATTTAGCGACAGAATTATCTAAGTAGGGAGCTATACGATGACCGCCCAAGAATTAAAAGAAAAATTAGAGGAAGAAGATATTAGAAAGTTGCTCATATACATGGGAGCGACTTTCTATTATGAAGACGATGACATGTGGATTACTGATACTATATGTCATCATGGTATAAAACCTAAATTGTATTATTACAAAGATTCAATGTCTTTTCATTGCTATACAGAATGCGGTCAATTGGACATTATTGGTGTTGTAATGGGATACAAGGATTATAACCAGGAAGAATTTCAAAAGGCAATTAACTGGATATGCATAAAACTTAATATTGATAATTGTAAATATGGATTTGGAAACCAAGAACAAATATCTGACTGGGAATTTATTAGAAAGTACAAGAAGAGTAGTAAAAAAGAAACTAAGGAAAAACCATTAGTTCCATATAATAAGAGTATTTTAAATATCTTCCAAAAAATGTATACAGAAGAATGGATCAAAGAGGGAATATCTATGGAAACTATGGAAAAATACAATATTCTTTATTCAACATGGCAACAGAAAATTATCATCCCTCATTTTGATGTGAATAATCAATTGATAGGTGTTCGTGGAAGATCTTTAATAGATGAAGATATTGAATTGTTTGGTAAATACACTCCATTTAAAGTTGGAAGAAAATTTTATAATCATTCGCTTGGAATGAATTTATTTGGCTTAAATCACAATATTAAAGCTATTCAGAAGAAGAGAAAAATAATGCTTGTTGAAGCAGAAAAGTCAGTTTTCCAGACAGATACAATGTTTGAAGAAGATAATTTTACAGTTGCATTATGTGGAAGTAACTTAACAGATTATCAAAAAGGAATGATTTTGATGCTTGGTGTGAGAGAGGTTATTGTCGCATTAGATAAGCAGTATGAGACTATTGATTCAGAGGAATGTAAGAAATGGGCTAAACATATAAAGGATAAAATTATTGATAAATTAAGTCCATTTTTAACTGTTTCTGTACTTTGGGATACCAATGATTTACTTGAATATAAAGATAGTCCCACGGATAAAGGAAAAGAAACTTTATTGCAATTAATGGATAATAAAATATACGTAGAAACTAATCAATGAAAAAGGAGTGGAAAGTTGAGTTTCAAATATGATGTGCTAGGAAAAATTAGATTTGGTTTTGAGTTGGAAGATATTTTGAAATTAAAAGGTGTCAAAGATATAGAATCTTTTTTGAATCCTACGATTGAAAATACAGAGAGTGAATTATTATTTGAAAATATTGAAAAAGCAAGAGATGTATTTGTAAAACATATTAAGAACCAAAGTATTATAGATTTATTGGTAGATTGTGATGTTGATGGATTTACATCAGCATCTAACATTTATCAATATATAAAAAGAATAAACCAAAATATTAAAATAAGATGCTTTATTCACAAAGGCAAAATACATGGATTATCTGAATTTGTAGATGTAATGTGCGAAGATGATTCTAAACTTATTATTGTTCCAGATGCAGGATCAGGAAATGTAAAAGAATGTGAAAAACTCATCGAGGGTGGAAAAGATGTAATCATTTTAGATCATCATAAGATTGATGCTTCTGATAATCCGGCGATAGTTATAAATAATCAACTTTCAGATAAAGTAACAGATAAAGCTATGACTGGGGTTGGTATTACATATAAATTTACAAAGATATTAGATAAGTATTATGGTGTAAGTTATGCAGATGATTATTTAGATTTGGTTGCTCTTGGGATGATAGGAGATAGGGCAAATGTAATGAATCTTCAGACAAGATTTCTTATTTTAAAAGGGTTAGAACAAATACGAAATAAAACAAATAAAAATAAACTGATATCTATTTTAGTGGATGCTCAAATGTATTCAATGAATAATAAAATCACAATTAATGGTATTGGATTTTATGTTTGTCCTCTTATAAACTCAATGATTCGATTGGGAGAATATGAAGACAAGTGCTATATGTTTGAAGCATTATGTAATTCAGATAAGATGCTTGACAGAAAAGTAAGAGGAAAAGGAGTAGTCAACATGACTATTCAAGAATATATTCTAAAGGCTTGTCAATCATCAAATAGAAAACAAAAAAAGATAACGGAAGAAAGTACTGTTGTTTTATCTGAGGAAATTAAGAAATTTAATATGGACAAATTACCTATTCTTGTATGTAATGCAAGAGATGATGTTAATACTAATTCTACTGGTCTTATTGCCAATAGACTTGCTGATCAATATCAAAGACCATGCTTGTTGATGAGACGGAAAGGCAATATTTGTAAAGGAAGCGGAAGAGGTAGTGATAAATGTGAAATTTTAGATTTTAATCAGTGGTGTAAAGATACAGGATTATTTAATAAGGTTAAAGGTCATCCAGATGCATTTGGATGCGAGATAAATTTCGAAAATACAAATAAACTATTTTCATTACTTTCTACAATGCAAAAGATAGATGAACCAACTTACCATGTATATAATGTGTACGACGCAAATCAAATTCACGATCAAATCATTAAAAATGTTGCTAAATACGATTTTGTATGGGGTAACAACATTTCTGAACCTATCTTTTTAATCAAAAAAATTCCATGCAATAAGTACAATCTTTATTTATTGGGTTCAAAACAGAATAAAATTGAATTTACATATCACAATATAAAATTTATAAAACAAACAAGAGGAAATTCATTAGCTTCATTATATAAAGAGATTGTTTCTATTGGTGATAATTTTGAATTTGATATTGTTGGTAGATTTTCAATTGATTATAAATCCGGTAAAGCAGCACAAGTATTTGTAGAAGATTGGATGTTTTATAAGAGTAATAAAATACAAGGATTTTTCGGATGATGAGGTGATTTAAATAATAGATAAAAGTAAAATTTTCGGATATGACTTTGAAGTATATTCGGCTATACCAGGTGGAGGTTGGTTTTGTGTCACATTCATTAATTATGAAGATAGAACAAATGAAATTGTAATTGTAAACAATAGATATGAACTTATAAATTTCTATAATAATTATAAGGATTATATTTTTATTTCGTATAACGGAAGACAATATGATACAGGAATTTTTAAAGGGATTCTTGATGGAATGAATGTCGGATATGTAAACGATAAACTCATTAAAGAAGGTAAGAAACCTTTTCAAGTAGTGAAAAATGCGAAGAATTATCCATTAAATGACTATGATACAATTTTGAAAGATAAGTCGCTCAAACAATTAGAGGCATTTATGGGTGATGATATTCGTGAAACAGAAGTAGACTTCAATATTGATAGACCTCTCACAGAAGAAGAAATACGACAGATATTATATTATAATAAGCATGATGTAATTGAGGAGTTAAGAGTTCTTGATTATTGTTGGGACGATTTTGAAGGTCAGTTAGATATCATTGAGTTGTATGGACTTGATATGTCATATTTCACAAAAACAAAAGTTCAATTAGCATGTAAAATTTTAAATGCTGTAAATCAACATACGCTTGATGATGAATTCTCAATTCGATTACCAGAGACAATTCAAATATCAGATAAATATAAATTTATTCCAGAATGGTATCTTAATCCTAAAAATTGGAGATATAAAGAACATTTACATTCTGAAGATGATCAACATAATAATCAGTTATGTTGTATTGTGGCAGGTATTCCTCATGTATTCGCATGGGGTGGATGTCATGGTGCAGATGATAAACAAGCAATATTTGAAGGAATTATACTTCATGCAGATGTCGCATCAATGTATCCTACAACAGATATTGAATATGAATTATTAAGCAGAAAATTTAAAAATCCAGATGATTTTAGAAAAATGAGAGATTTTAGATTAGAACTTAAAGCAGAAG